GATGGAGAAGCCAAGGGCAATCGTCTCGTGAGTATAACGAGCCGACCACACTTCCTGCGCGTTGTCGTAGTTGATGGCAGAACCTTCGTTCTTCACCGGAGCGGAGGCAAAGCCCGAGAGCTTCACTTCCTCTTCAAAGGAACGCTCCGAGGTCTCGATCTCGAAGATTTCCTTATGCTCTTCCTCATAGGTCTTGTATGTCAGACCGAACAGAGCGTTCAGACCCGGCAGAAGTTCCTTGAGGAGCTGTGCGCGACTAATAGCCATGGTTCAGCCCTCCTTACTGGACGCTACGGTTGAAGATCTGGACACCGGCTCGCACCTGCACCAGAACATCAATGTAGTTGCCCGTCTGAGCGTTGACGTTAAGCGGGTTCTGAGCAATGCCCACAACCTTGAACGGGTTGGTGTCGGAGCTAGCCGAGTTGGTATCAAGAGCAATGCTACTGTTGCCCGTGGTGGCAGAGCCGTTGCCAACAGACGAGATGATGTAGTTGTTGCTCAGGTTGGCCCAGACATCGAACGCCGTGGTGTTCGTCTGCACCTGAAGAATGGCATTCGGATCATCCATGACATAAGCCTGAATGTCCGACGCAACCGTGTTCGCAGGGTAGTACTGCTTGAAGACGGTGTACTTCAGGTTGGGGTCCGTATAGGTGCAACCCATGAAGATGCCGAGGTACTTGTCAGCACCCGAGTTCAGCGAGGTCGAAGAAGCGACCTGAACGCCGGACGAGGCGAAGACAACCGGCTGTCCAAAGTAGAGGGACGTGCCGTAGTTCGAGACAATCGGGTAAAGGCTGTTGCCGAGAGCGTTGGGACGGTTCCCGGCGAGCTTTACAACCCGAAAGCCATAGGGGGCAGCAGTAGTGCCAGCCATAATGGTTTCCTTTCAGGAAAATGAAGAAGATGCGGCGATAATCACTTATCGTCGCGTCCAAAGGTGACGCGAGTTCGACGTTCCGGGTTCAACAGGGGCATACGAGAGTCCTGCTCACGCATGATGTTGTTGTCTACGGACTGAATCTGCTTCGCAGCAAGGTCTTCGTAGTAACGCTGACGACCTTCAGCCATTTCTACCGGAGCCTTACAAAGGAGCAGGCCACCAACCTCAATGTTTCCCTTGAACTCGCTCTTCGGATCGGTGCGAAGACGAAGCTCAGGGACCTCTTCAGAGGGGACAGGTTCCCAGCCCTCACGCATACGAACAGAAACATTCTGCAAGTCTGCCTGACCAAGCATTGAGGTCCTGATCCAACGGTACTTCCATCCCGGAGCGGGCTTCGGGTCAGGAAGGGTCGAAGGGGGTGCCCATGATTTAGCGCGAGTTTCGGCCTCACGGGTGCCGGTGTCACGATCAGCGCGATTATTAGCCATTCATCATCTCCTTAACCATCGAGGCAGCGTACTGCTCAGGGGTAAGGCCCAAGCGTTTTGCGAGAGCCACTTGGGTGGCAGTCAGTGATACTTTGCGCGGCGCTGCTGACGCCGAAACCCTGCGTGCCGGAGCTACTACAGGGGTCCTTCGAGGAGCAGACTGCGGACGGAGATCAACCTCCTGACCGCCTTCCTCATCGAAGTATTCAGGGAAGCGATGACGCATAGCGGCATCGATACGGTTGTAGTAGTCATCAGAAAGAGGGGTAATCCCCTCCCGCTTGATCAGGCGCTCATGTACGCCATAAGCGTACCCGCTCATCTCTTCTTCCTGCCCGAACCACGGGTTGGAACGCAGCCACGTCTTGGCCTTCTCGTCCGGCTCAGGGGGGGCGGTTGGGCGCATTTGCACCTGATCCGGCTCAATCCTCTGAGGCACCGAAGCGCGGTAACCATCGATCTGCTGCTGCTCAAGAGTGAGGCGTGTAATGTCCTTCTGAGCGGCCAACACGTTGTCCGTGTCTCCGCTTTCGTAGGCATTACGATACTGTCGCTCAACCTGTTCAAGCTGTGCCTGAACACGTTTCTTTGCCTGTTCAATGACGGCCTGCTCGCCCATTGAGAGCCGCTCAGAGAGCTGATTGCGCTCTTCGATTAGCTTCCGGGCAAGTGTGACCGCTTCCTGATTTTCTCTAAGCGCCGCTTCCTTAGCGCGACGCTCTTCGTGGTACTCGTACTTCAGCTTCTTGATGCGCTTCTGCACGTTCTCAGAGTAGGACGCAATCTCGTCATCCTCAGGCACGTCAGGGGCGGCATCTGCCGGACGCTTTGACTTGTTACGGTCAGGCTCCGGGGTATCGTCAATGATCTCAATCTCAAACTCTTCATCTTCCGGCGTGACCGCCTTGTCGATGCTCATGCTCGTTTAACTCCCCTTGGGTCCTGAACCACGGCCTCAACCGTGTCATCGTTGATGATACGGAACTCGGCACTGTGGATCTTGATCCGGGTCCCTGAGTAGGACCGGAACAACACCCAATCGCCTTCCTTGCACCAAGGACCCGTTGGAAACTTGTCCGGGTCGTTGTAGCAAAGGTCGCCCATCTTCAAGACGAAGCCGACAATGGTTGCAGTCTCTTCACGAGCGCGATGCTCGTCAGGAAGGATCACACCACCTTCAGTCTTCTCTTCCATCTGAGGAAGCATAATGAGCATTCGGTAGCCCTTGGGATCGGGAAGCTGACGTGCTTTCTCGGCCCCGATAGGATTATCGAGATTGATTTCCTTCATGTTTTCTCCGGGCGTGATTAAGGATCACGAACCTATGGCGCTCAAAAGAGCGATTTAGTCTTCTTCGTCATCTGCCTTTTGACGGATGTCGAGAAGCTCTCTCTCAGCGAGGGCAAGACCCTCGATGACCCCGCAGAGACGTTTGTACTCTGCAAAATCGTGCGCGCTTCCACCTGCTACGGTGTCAGCGTAATCATTTAGGAGGTCGCGTAGGCGGCGGCGAAGCCGGTCCAACTGATCCATTGTGATCCTTGGCTATCTGCACGCCAATGTTGGCACCTGCGGTGCGTTCCGTTGACGAGATTTGCTTGTCTCGTATGGCGAGGTCGCCGTGAGAGCGACCAATCTCCATACCGACCCTTGCGCCAGCAATACGCTCCTGAGCGGCGATCTTCTCGCGCTCCAAGGCGGCGTCCTGCTGCATCATTGCTGTAGCGATCTGAGCTTCGGTCTGATCCTTCTGAGCCTTCCGCTGCACTTCCTGCTGACGGATCTGAAGGTCTGCCTGCTGCATCTGAACCACGGGGTCCTGAGCGGCCTGCTGTGCCTGCTGCTGCGCGGCCTGAGCCTGCGACCCCTGAAGAACACGCTGTGCTGCCTGAGCAAGAAGCGGAGCAAGCTGAATTTCCACGTCTTCCGGCAGAACGTCTGCGGGAGAGGGGAGCGGCACGCCAAGCTGCTCCTCGATGCTCTTGCGATAAGCAAAAGCAATATGCTCCTGAAGGTGGGCGGACAGTGCGGCAGAGATGATCGGGGCGTTGGGGGACTGCCCAACCAACTGACTGATCTTGGGGTCCTGTATCATCGACGTGTGAACGGCGATGTGGGCCTCATGATCTTGCGTCAGGAACGCTCTGACCGGCTTGCCATTCAACAGAGCCATGTTCTCCGTCACCGGATCAGTTGGCTTCATGTTGTTCTTGTCTGGAATGATGCTCTCTGCGTCCTTGATGCCAAGGGTGTAGATCATCTTCCGGTGCAGCGCAGGCATGTCGTAGATCTGCGGCTGATTTTGAGCAAGCTGCAAAGCAGCCTGATACTGCATAATGCGCTGTGCCATCGTGGTGCTGTTGGGGTCAGAGACCGGCAGCACATCAACAACGTCAGAGTAATCCTTGGTCCGGTCGCCGTCGCCCTCAACCTCGTAGGGGTATTCAGGGTCAAGGTAGTCCTTGACGATACCGGCAAGGAGACGGAACTCCACCTTCATGCTTGCGTGCAAACGCGCCTGAACGGCGGACATAACCTTTTGATTTCGCTCAAGCAGGGCAAGCGTGGTGCCCACGGGAGCGTCCTGCTTCATGTCGCCGACATTCATCTCGGAGATCGAAGCAAAGCGCCGACCTTCCTCAACGATGGTGCCAAGGAGGCTGTACAGAACCGAAGACGGCTCCTTGTACGGCAGGAAGGTGATGTTATCCCGGATGGAACCGCCGGGCACATCCACGTCCCGGAACTCGCCGGGCTGAATGGGGCTATCGTCACCCTTGATGCGCAGGCCACGGCTCTTGAGACCACCGGGCAGGTTTGAGACCGTGCCAGCATCCACAAGCTGCCGAAGAATACCTGTTGCAGACTTGGCAATACCACCAATCAGGTGGATCAGGCCAAAGCCATAGAAGCCCATGCCGGGCAGGTAATTGTAGATGGCGAAGTGAATGATCTTCTTCTTCGTCTCATCCTCTTCGTTCCAATTCCGGCGGATCGAAAGGATGTCTCCGCTGTCCTTGATAAAGGTGACAACGTAAGGAAGAGCCACGCCATCGTCGCTCTCAAACCCCGGAAGGTCGAGATCAACGTGCATCTCAAGGAGCGTCAGGCGGTCATCGTACTCCCAAGTCCGCACCTCAAGCTCAGTGCGGTCCTTGGCATCATCAAGGTCGCTACGCTCGGGGGTGGGGTCAGGAAGATCAACGTCGGCATACAGGCCAGCAACCTGTAGCTTGCGGATCTCGTTCTTAGGGAGGCGCAGAACCTGCGTGTAGCGCGTGCAAGACGAAAGGTCGCTTGCGCCATAGCTTACAACGAAGTCTTCCGCCGGAACAAACAGAGCGGCAGGACGCTTCATCACGGGGTCAAAATAGACCTTGCGAGCGGCACATCCGGCAAGTGCCAGATTAAACAGCAGGCGCTCTGTTTCTGCCCGGTACTCAGTCATTACCTCAGTGGTGAGGTAGTTCATGTCGGTTTCTACGCGAGCGGCCTGAGCAGCCTTTTCAGGCGTCAGCTTGCCGATGATCTCGGTCATTACCGGGCCACCGGAGGGGAAAATCTCCATGATGGCGTTGGCCTGAAACCGCATAGCGGCTTCGGACAGGATCGGGTGGTAGACGCCGCAGGCACCTTCCCAAGGTTGCGTGCGGTCCTCAAAACGGGTGCCAAGGAACTCTAGGCCCTTTACATAGGCCCGTTCCCAATCAGAGCGGCTGCGACGGTCAGCGTCATACTGAGACTGAAGC